TTGAACCCTGAATACTTGCCTACAGTTATGCCGCCTAAACAATGGAGTGGCGTAAGTGGTGGCGGATATTGGACGGAAGAGTTACCTGAGTTAGATTTTGTTAAACAAAGAAATAAGAAGTTTAAGAAAGAGCTTGAGGCTTTTAAAATGCCTGAAGTTTATAACTCTGTAAATGTCATGCAGAATACAGCTTTTAAAATTAATAGTTATATTCTTGGAGTCATGCAGGAAGCATGGGACAAAGGTTTAGCTATGGGTGGTATGCCGCCAAATGAAAATTTGGATATACCAAACAAACCACATGACATTGATACAAACAAAGAAGCTAGAAGAGAGTGGAAGAAAAAAGCAGTTGTAGCACATACAGAAAATGCTCGTATGTTTTCTAAACGATTGCTTTATGCAAAAATACTTTGGGAAGCAGAAAAGTTTAAACCATATAAAACTATATACTTTCCATTGCAGTTAGATTTCAGAGGCAGAGTATATTGTGTCCCTGCATTTCTAAACTATCAAAGTATCAGTGGAGCTAAAGCGTTACTCAAATTTTCTCAAGGTAAAGAAATCACAAAAGAGAATAAGGGTGACTTTTGGTTAGCCGTACATGGAGCTAACATGTGGGGTAAAGACAAACAATCATTACAAGACAGAGTAAAATGGGTGGAAGAAAATGAAGAGCTATTTTTAAAATGTGCTCAAGACCCTTTTACAAATCGAGACTGGGAAGACGCTTCATCTCCATTTCAAGCCTTAGCTTGGTGTGAAGAGTGGAGACAATTTAAAGAACATGGGTATGGCTTTGTATCTTCATTGCCAGTATCTATTGACGGCTCTTGTAATGGTCTTCAACTTTATTCATTGATGATGAAAGATGAACATGCAGGTAAGTTAGTTAATTGTGTACCTGCGGATACACCTCAAGACATTTATCAATTAGTTGCAGACTCAGTAATTGAGAAACTAAAAGAAGATGTCAAAGAAGGTAAGCCGTATGCTGAGGCTTGGTTAAACTATGGAGTTAAACGTAGTACAACGAAGCGAAGCATTATGACTATCTGTTATGGTTCAACTAGATATTCATGTACTGACTTTGTTGTTGAAGACTTAACAAAAAGAAAAGACAAAGGAGAGAACCACCCATTTGTTGATGACGTGTTTAGACCTGCAAGTTATTTAGCAGGTGTCATTTGGGATAGCATTGGAGATAATTTAAAAAGTGCAAGACAAGGAATGGATTATCTACAATCAATAGCAAGACTTTTATCTAAAGAACAATTACCGATACACTGGATTACGCCAATAGGTTTTCCTGTTTATCAATCGTATCCTGAGATGAAGTCTAAAAGAGTAAAGGCAATGTTAATGGGAGAGGTTATTAAACCTCGTATAAATACCGAGACTGATAAGACCGATAAGTTACGAATGTCAAATGGCATAGCTCCTAACCTAGTTCACTCAGTGGACTCGGCGGCTATGATGAAGACTGTTAATATTGCATACGACAAAGGCGTAAGAAACTTTTGTAATGTGCATGACAGCTTTGGAACAACGGCGGCAGATGTAGAAACTTTAAGTGATAGTTTGAAAGAAGCATTTATAGAAATCTTTACAACGCATGATGTGTTAAAAGATTTTAAAGAAGATGTCTTTCATCAATTACCTGAAGCTCTACAAAAGAAACTACCTGAAGTACCAGAGAAGGGTAACTTGGATATAGAGTTGTTAAGAGAATGTGACTTCTTTTTCGCTTAATGTATCCGCTAATGCTTAAATATCAACAAAGGGTAATAAAGTACCCATAATAGACATAAAAGGACATAAACATGGACGAAGAAAAACACTACCAACAATTTGATTATCCCTGCCCTATTGACGTAGCGGTGGGAGCAATAATGAAGGGTTGGATTATTGAAAGACCAATAGAGGAGAACGAAGATGAAGAACAATAATGTGAAAATTGTGTCACCTGTGGGTGTCAGTCAATACGCTTGGCTAACACAACCAGATACTAGATTTGATAGTGACGGTCATTACAAGACCAACCTTATTATCAAAGCTGAAGACGCAAAACCTCTTATCAAAAGTATTGATGATGAGATGAAGGAAAGTCTTACTCTTGCTAAAGAGAAGGCTAAGGGAAAAAAAGTAAAGGAAGGAAATCCACCTTATGAAATGGAAACAGATGAAGACGGTCAGGAAACTGGTAATGTTATCTTTAAGTTTAAGACGAAAGCTCAAATCATTTCTAAAGACGGAAAAGTAATTCCTAACAGAGTAGCTCTCTTTGATAGTAAAGGGAAGCCTATGACAGATGTTAATGTCTGGTCAGGTTCAGAAATGAAATGCTCTGCGGAACTAATTAAATACTACACAGCAATCGCAGGTGCAGGAGTATCGCTAAGACTAAGGGCAGTACAAATTACTAAACTTGTTGAAGGTGGTGCAGGTAATGCCAAAGGATACGGCTTCGCTGAAGAAGACGGATACGAATACGAGGAGAAAGCTGATGTGGTACAAGAAGAGGCTGAGAAACAAGAAACTGACTTCTAAACAAGTTGGTTTAGTTCATGGATTTCGGTCTGGTCTTGAAGAGCAAATAGCTTCCGAGCTTAAAGGTCTGCGTGTGCAGTATGAGTTTGAAGAAACAAAATTAAAATATGTTAAACCTCAAAAGACTCATACTTACACACCAGATTTTTATTTACCAAATCAAAAAATATATATTGAGACAAAGGGATTGTTTACTTCTGCTGATAGGCAAAAGATGAAACTAATAAAAGAACAACACCCTAATACAGATATACGATTTATATTTAGTAATTCAAAATCAAGAATTAGCAAAAAATCTAAAACCACTTATGCCATGTGGGCTGAGAAGTATGGTTTTAAATGGGCTGATAAACATATACCGAAGGAATGGTTAAATGAGTAATGAAAGAGAAGAAACAAAGTACATAATAGTACATGCTTCCGATACTCAACCTTCAGAAAATTTAGATGTAGAAGATATTAAAAAACAAGACCGTAAAGACGGTTGGCTATCATGTCGTTTTCACAAAGTTATTACAAGAGACGGTGAAGTACAAGACGGCAGAGATATTAAGATAGCAGGAGCTCACATAGAAAATAGTGAGAAAGTTTCAAACACCAACAGTATAGGCATTTGTTTAGTTGGTGGGAAAGATACGAATAATAAGCCTGATTGTAATTACACTTTAAAACAATACATAGCTCTCAAGGAGCTTGTATCTGAGTTAAAAAAAGATTATACTCAGGCTGTTATCGTAGGACACAGAGATGTGTCAGACGTCCTGTCTCCACACTTCAACATAAAGGAGTTGTTGAGATAGTTTTGTTTGTACCCTGCCAGTGGAAACACTGGTGGGGTTTTTTATTTCCCAAAATATTTTAGCAAAAAAATTTAGAGAGATTATGGAAAGTGAATTTTTATATCACACCTCATGCGAGAACTGCGGCTCTAGTGACGCAAACTCTGTCTATGATGACGGACATGCTTATTGTTTTTCGTGTGGAACAACAACGAGAGGAAATGCTTTGACGACAAATGAATTTGTACCAACTAACTCTGACTTTGTTCAAGGTCAGATAACACCACTTACTTCAAGAGGTTTAGACACAACAACACTACAAAAATTTAATTATCAAACAGGTAAGCATGGTGGTAAGCCAGTACAAATTGCAAACTATTATAATAAAGACAGACAATTAGTTGCACAAAAATTACGACACGCTGACAAAACATTTCAATGGATAGGTGAAGCCAAAGACTCAGGTTTATTTGGTCAACACTTATGGCGTGACAAAGGTAAGATGTTGATAATCTGCGAAGGAGAAATTGACGCCTTATCAATTAGTAAAATTAATCAAAATAAATTTCCAGTAGTAAGTATTAAATCAGGAGCACAAGGTGCGAAGAAAGATATACAGCGAGAGCTTGAATGGATTGAAGGCTTTGAATCTGTTGTCTTTATGTTTGACCAAGATGAACAAGGTAAAGCAGGTGCACTAGCGTGTGCTAAATTATTATCTCCTAACAAAGCAAAGATATGTACGTTACCTATGAAGGACGCTAACGAAATGTTAGTTGCAGGTAAAGTAAAAGAATTAGTAGATTGTATTTGGTCTAGTAAAGCATACAGACCTGACGGAATAGTATTAGGTTCAGATTTATGGGACGAAGTTAAAGTCGAAGATAAATATGTAAGTGTTGATTATCCATTTACATGTATGAATGTAAAAACACATGGTCTTCGTAAAGGTGAGCTCGTTACTGTAGCCGCAGGTTCAGGTGTAGGTAAGAGTTCATTCTGCCGACACATTGCACTGGATTTATTAAACAAAAATTTTAAGGTTGGTTACATTGCATTAGAAGAGAGCGTTAAGAGAACTGCTCTTGGTATTATGGGTGTAGCTTTAAAGAAACCACTACACTTAACAAGAGAGGGAATAGATGAGACCAGACTTCAGGAAACCTTTAATGCTACTGTTGGTAATGGCGGCTTTTATTTATACAATCACTTTGGCTCTACAGCTAGTGACAATTTAATATCAAAGATAAGATACTTAGCTAAAGCATGTGGCGTAGACTTTGTTGTTCTTGACCACTTGCACATGGCTTTGTCTTCCGTAGGTGATGAGACTACAAATGATGAAAGAAAATTAATTGATTACACTGTAAGTAAATTAAGAAGTTTAGTTGAAGAGACAGGCATAGGATTAATATTAGTATCACATTTAAGAAGGTCAACCGAAGGTGATAAAGGATTTGAAGACGGCAAACAAGTTACACTAAGTAGTCTTAGAGGTAGTCAAGCAATCGCTCAACTATCAGATTTAGTTATATCTATGAGTCGTGATTTAAAATCAGAAAAAAATATTGCTGATATTTATATTCTTAAAAATAGATTCAGTGGAGAGACAGGTAAAGCATGTAGTTTATATTATGATTTAGAAACTGGGTGTCTCTCTGAAGTGAAAGCTGAAGTACAAGATGACTTCTAGGCGAGACATACAATGGACTTCAATAGTTTTACAAGCATTAATAGACGCCAAACAAAACCCAGAGAAAATGATTACGATACAGGTTGCTACACCTGAGTCTGCTAATGCAGTCGAACAAGCAATACTAGCTTTAATGGCTGACGGAAATCCTGAAGCATGGAGAATATCTGTTGAGCTACACACTTTAAATTGAGGAGAACAATGACACTACCTACAGTAACTAAGAAAATACTTAATGCAGATTATGTGCAAGTCACATGGTCTGACATAAATAGCAATTCTAGTTGGTTAAGTTTAAAGGACGCACTGAATAGTAAAGTTACAATTTGTATTTCTACAGGTTGGTTAATTAAAAAAGATAATAACGTACACATAGTTGTATCAGATGTAAATTTTAATGATGACGGTACACTAGGAGACGTTGGTAACATAACAACTATGCCGTCTAGTAACGTAATAAAAATAAAGAAGATAAGACTATGAGATATTGTTTCGACATAGAGACAGACGGATTTCTTCACGACTGTACTAAAGTACATTGTATTGTATTAAAAAATATAGACACAAATGAAATATTAAAACCCACTAATGAAGAAGCGATTACACTTCTAAGTGAAGCAAAGTTTATTACAGGGCATAACATTATTAAGTTTGATATTCCTGTACTAGAAAAATTATTTGACTTTAAAACTAAAGCTCAAATTTTCGATACAATCGTAGCAACACGTTTGTTGTTCCCTGACATTAGGGACAGTGACTTTAAACGAAACGACTTCCCTGCGAATTGTATTGGCAGACATAGCTTGAAAGCATGGGGACATAGGGTGGGCAATTATAAGGAAGCGTTTGATACAGATTGGAAAACATTTAGTTCTGAGATGTTAGACTATTGTGTTCAAGATGTAGAAGTCACTCACAGTTTATATAAAATGATTGAGAATAGAGGATACTCTCAACAAGCAATGGAGTTAGAACATCAAGTAGCTTCATTAATATTTAGACAAGAAACACATGGCTTTACTTTTGATAAAGAGAAAGCTCAACAATTATATTCTAAATTAAATGCAAGACGTGCTGAGTTAGAAGAAGAGTTTCAAAAATTATTTAAACCTATTACTACTAAAAGAGTATCACCTAAAACAGGTAAACAATTAAAAGATAAAGTAACAGTCTTTAATCCTTCTAGTAGATTACACATTGCTGATAGATTAAAAACTAAATACAACTGGCAACCAGATGAATATACTTCAGACGGTAAACCAAAATTAGATGATACTATATTAAGTAAACTAAATTATCCTGAAGCAAAACTTTTAGCTGAACATTTTTTATTAGATAAAAGAATAGGTCAACTAGCAACTGGTGCTCAGGCATGGTTAAAGAATGAAATTAATGGAAAGATACATGGAACTTGTAATACAAATTCTACTGTCACTGCTAGAGCTTCACATTCACACCCTAACTTAGGACAAGTACCAAGTGTATCTGTTCCTTATGGTAAAGATTGTAGAAGTTTATTTACTGTACCAAAAGGTAAGAAATTAGTTGGCATTGATATTTCAGGA